TAAGATATTCAAAGTCATCATAAACCCTAGTATCAAAATAAATATAAGTATAAAATACTTCACTCCCGTTTCCAGATTTTTCCATGGTATCCTACTGAAAGAGGTGATTTTAGACGAACATTAAATTCTGAGACTATTGAATACTTACTACTATAAACTGAAGGAAAATTATATATTTGATCTTTCGAAAATCTTGTAGCAATACTAACTATGTACTCTGGAGAAGCATCACAGATTTTTTTATATAATAATTTTCTTTTTGTTGATGGTACATAATAAAGCGCTGAGATACTAAATACAATATCTGTTTTTGGAAGAGATAAATTTTCATCTGAAAAATCTTTAGTAGTAAAAGTCGAATTTTTAATACCGCTTGCCAATTTACATGCTTTTTCAGAAATATCAAGTCCTAATAGATCTTTCCATGTGGCATTTTCATTTTTCTCCATATATCGCCATACATGACCTCGGCCGCACCCAAGGTCAATAACGCTTTTATCTTTTACCAGATCCTTAATATTTTCCATTATCTTATCCCAAAGAGGTCTATAAGCTTCCTCATTATCATAGGACCAGGGATCAGCATCAGCCTCGTAGATAAAGTCAAACATTTCCTTGGGATTATCCGAACAAACTGGAGTCTTGTCCATAATTAACTCGTGTCTTTGTTCAACTGTTTCCAGACTATTTACACGATTAATAAAGTCTTTTGATTTAGTTCCTGTTCGTCCCATTATTTACGCCTCTTTTTTCTCAAAGAGTTTTTTGAGATCCTCTCTTATTCTCTCATCGGAACAAGCGGATAGGATATAAGAAATATCAGTTTCGCAATCAATAAATACCTGCAGCATATTTTCTAAATCATCAATTTTCTTTTCTAGCATTTTACTGTGCTCTAGAAGACGATTAAAATTTGCTCTCTGGACACCTAATTTTAATTCAATCTTTTTCAATTCGTCCATTTTCCCCTCCACAAAATTTTATCGGTCGTTAAAGGTAAAAACATTCGTGAAATAATCAAATTCCGAACCATTCTTTAATTTTTGGATACCATGTATCAATACCATATACTTTGTTATGCTCGTTTCGATAATATTCTACTTGATACTTAAACCCATCATTATTCATGGTATTTATTTTATAAAATCTAGTTAAGTCTGTAATATTGCCCCAGTGAGTTTGTTCACCCAAATAAGGACTGGAGAAAGGTAGAACTCCAGAGTAGTAAGCATCATTTATTTTTCCACTAAACCATAAGGCAATATCATATTTATTTTTAAGCCATCCTGGAGGGTAACTATCGTGGAGGGTAATAATACTATTAGAACAAAATTTTAAATAGTCATTATATGGAAGAAATACTCTCTCACCTTTTACATCAATCGTCTTATATGATTTTCCTTCAAAAGTAAATTGGACGTCGCGGTATTTCTTCGCAAAATTTTCACCCCAAAATTCTGATCTCAGCTCTACTTCTTCACCAAGTTTATCTAATATAGGTAAAATATCTGCAATAGCTTTTCGAAATCCAATAGGACCTACAAATCGACTTAATAATTTTCGCTCTGATTTTGGTTTAATTGGTATCTCCCAAAATGGGTCATATAAGTGGGGCATATGATAATGTGGTTTATTAATAGTTGATTTAAGAGTTGGATCTGTAGTTATTACGCACTTAATTTTTTTAAATACTTCAGGATTGTCTTTTGAGATGATATTATAGAGCAGTGATTTCTGATTGGCGTACATTTCGTAGTCAAAAACCATCCAAATAATTTCAGTAACTTTTTCAGAGTACTCTTTGATATAATCAATAACCTCATAGTTAAAAGCATGAATCCAAGGAATACCAACAACAATTAGGACATCTAAATTTTCTTCCTTTTTCTCCCAGTATGTTGGCTTTATACCTACCCCATCCTGGAACCATTCTTGAAATCTATCTTTCATTCCTCCGTGAAATTTTTTCCACATTGCATCACTGAAAGTTGGAAAAAGAAGATGAACATCATGACTATCTTTTATTAGGGCCCTCATCCAGACCTGAGCTTCTCTCAGATGAGGATACATGTTATTATAGTTTGAACATTTATCTGTAATAATTCCAATTTTAGCCATTAGATTTCTTCTTTTTACTATTAGGGTTATTACTTCCTCTTTTGTATTTATTAAGCCACTCTTCCTTTTCACTTGGTGACATTTTTGAGAGGTAGTGCTTATTTCCAGCTATTTTGTGTCCATTACCCCACATAGGATTCTTTTCTCTTAAAGGAGGGTTTTTAACTCTAGGATTATTCTTACCTAAAAGATTTTTTGATATCCACTTCTCTTTTAATTCTGGATATTTGACTGTCCAGTGTTGCATCCCAAATAATCCGTCTCCACCATTTGTCATATTAGTTAGTGGGCCATTCGGATATCGCCCTATAGATTTTATAAACTCTTCTTCAATTCCGAACGCTTCATCTTCATACAAATTATCTAATATTTTTAATTTTATTGGATTGAATCCATCATTTACTATACTTCTCAATTTAGCCAGAAATAAATTATTTTCATTTCCAAGAATTCGACTCATATGACAATTGATCCTATCACCACTACCCTTACCAATATAAATTGGTTCATAGTCAAACCAATAATTAGAATCAGTATAAGAGTGGTATCTTTCACCTGTTGGTTTTCTAGGATCTAAATAAGCGTAAACGTAAAATCTCTCACTCATTGATTCTCTTTATACCAATTAATAGTATTTTCTAGTCCCTCTAAAATTGAAACTCCGAATGGCTTAATAAAATTATTGAGTTTACCCGGATCGCCAAGTGATGCAAAAATATCTCCGACTAATGGTTTCTCAAACTTGATGTCACATTTATTTTCTCTTACTAGTTTGTTTATGAGAATTGCTAGTTCAAGAATAGTAGTTGAATTTCCGGTGCAAATATTAAAAGTCTCTGACATCATTCTATCATCCCTGGACAGATTATCCATAGTGAAATACATGGTGGAGACTACATCACTTACATAGACAAAATCTCTGGTCTGTTTCCCATCTCCAAATATGGTCAGTGGTTTACCCTCCAATGCCATATTGATAAATTTTGAGATAACACCCGAATAAGGACTGGATGCGTCCTGTCTCTCTCCATAGATATTAAAGAAGCGAAATGAGACAAATGGATTATTAAATGCACTGGATAGTGTCTTTCCATACATCTCTCCAGCAATCTTATCTACCCCGTAAGGACTTACTGGGTCAATATCATGATTCTCCGAGATTTTGCTTGATTTTGATTTATATACTGCAGCCGAGCTAGCAAAAATTACTGGGACTCTATTCTTAAATGCGATATCAAATACATTGAAAGTTGATACCATATTATTTCGGCTGCTGGCATTAAACTCATTGAATGACTTCTGAACTGAGATTTGAGCAGCTAGATGAAATACTCCGTCAGATGTTTGAATCAATCTTTCAAGAACACTATTAACTGGCTCAGATAAATCTACACAAATAAATCCGAATTTCTCTTTGTTTAAATGGCTCAAATTCTTGTGATAATTATCCATAGATTTATCAAGTACAACTGGAAAATCACCACTATTAATAATCATTTCAACTAAATGAGATCCAATGAATCCCGCTCCACCAGTTACTACATACCTACGCATTTTTCAACTCTTTTAAAGTACTCTCAAACATCTCAGCGTCCATATTATACCAGGTAGGTAAACAGATATGCTGATTGACGATCTTTTTAACTCCGTAGAATGTTTTTACTGATTCGTCAATAAAGTAGTTATAAATGGGTGACGTTACGTTCTTCATCTTCAGGATAGGTGAATTAATATCAGAAGAAGTAATAACAAATTTATACCCATTACTAGTGGTGCCAAGTCTAGCTTCGTCAATAAAATCGATACCTTTTTCGGTACAAATCTCTTTATAAGCCTGTAAATACTTAGTTTTATCAGAAATAATCTCATCAGTACACTCCACGACACTATTAAGAAATAGTGCTTGAAGTTCAGACAGTCGGAAGTTGCAGCCATGGTTCATCTGTCTATCAAACCTATCATATTTAACATACTTCTCCAGATATTCATTCAACTGCTGATTATCTGTTACGATAGCTCCACCCTCACCACCTGGAACAGACTTCGTTGAGTAGAAGCTGAATACTCCTGCTTCTCCGAAGTTACCTGAGTACTCACCACTAATTAATTTAGCTCCAAATGAATGAGCGCAATCTTCAACTAGAAGAACATTCAATCCCTCACACAAACTTTTAATCTTTTTAATATCAGGATTAAGCCAGCCACCAAGATGGGATAGGAGAAGAATTGAATCATCAAGGATGTGCTCATGCTCTTCAAAAACTTTACATACATCTTCAAGAGTAGGCATTAGAGTTTGAAGTGAGCAATCTACGAAATCAATAATTGTATATCCCGCCGTCTGTACAGTAGTCTTAACTCCGTACATGGTATTACCTTGGAGAAAGCAGTAATGTCGATTATATAGATCCCGTAATCCATGAAGAACAGCAATTAAGCCTGTACCATTTGATGAAGTTGGAATACAATAGTTGGAATTATTCTTTTCTAAGATTAAATTAGATAAACTTTTATTCCAACCTCCTTCAGCTAAACTTCCTGAGTCGATAACCTCATGAATATTAGACAAGAATAGCTGCTTGGCTTTATTTGGAATTTTAACTAAACCCATAAATCCCCTTATTTGATATTGTAGTATTTAAGATCTCGTTCAACAAGATTTGGATTATCTTGATATTTTTTCATATACCAATTAACAGTATACTCCAAACAGTCCATGTACGAATATTTATTCTCATACCCAATTATTTTAAATAGCTCGGTATGATCCTCAGCTTTAATCTTTGCGTTTAGGATCTCCCCTGGTCGCATAGGGAGATGGACAATTTTTGAGTCACTTTTAGTAAGTTTACGTATATCTTCAGCAACCTGATTGCAAGTGACAGCAACACCCGTTCCGTTATCATAAACTTTAGGTGTTCTACTAATAATATTATTACGCGTAGCAAGTATAGTGGAATTGGCAATATCTCTAACATCAACAATATCAACAGTTTGTTCACCAGTGCCATAAACCTCAAGATCTTTTCCTTTAATTGCGAGTAAGATCATTAGTGGAATAAATTTCCGAATTGGAATTTGATGCTGGTAAGGACCAGTAACATTCTGATATCTTGTAATAGCAACATTCATCTTGTGATATTGTTGGTACCAGAGACCAAGATTCTCAGCGCAGTTTTTTGACCAGGAGTACATATTCTCCCAGACATTTCCAGAGAATGTTGGTTTTGCTACGTGATATACCCTCTGAACTGAGCACTCTAGTGCAGCCTCAAAGAAGTTATTAGCTCCTTTAATATTAACATCAATGACTTTACCAGGATAGGTATTCAGCTCTGATGTTCCGAGAACACCTGCGAAATCGTAGGCTTCTAAACATCCGTCCATGTGTGCACGTAGAAAGGATCCATCTGTAACATCACCAAATACCCATCTTGCTCCAACAACATATTCTTCTGGTGGAGCTATGTCGTAAACTACAACTTCGTGACCTTCTTTAGCCAATTCTTTGACTATATGAGACCCAATAAATCCATTTCCACCAGTTACTAGTGATTTCATTCTATAATCCTTAGCTAAGTTTAGTGTTGACGAGGAGTCTTCTTAAACCATGAAGCAGGAGCTCGCCATCCCGGAGGAGCTGGAGTAAGAGTTCCATCTTTAATCAATCTATTCCGTAGATTAGCACCAGAATCATGTTGATATCCTGGGGGTGCAGGTTTAATAGTACCTGTCTTAATAAGAAACTCGCGAAATTTAACTGCATCCTGATCTGTCATGTACTCAAGTGGCTTACGAGCAACTCGAGCCCTAAATCCTGGTTTGTCATTACGTTTGTTCATTTAGTATCCCCTTATTAGTTTTAGCCTAAATTCCCTGCACCGGGCCAGCGTTTTACCATACTCTTATATACCCAAAGAAATCCTGAGACATTTCTCTCATCAATAATATGTAGTTTATTACCATCTATTTTATCCACAGTTTTGATCTTGCCATTAAGTATCCAGCCGACTTGATAAGGATCAGTTATCCCAATAGCAGCTAGAGCCGCTTGGTCTGTGTTAACTAATAGCTTATCCCCAATGAACCACTGATCAGTGCTCATCTTCACCTTCGCCTAAAATAGCTTTTTCAATCTCTTCGAGCTTCTCTTCCCCTACAGCTTCGCGCACTTCGCTCCTTGTAAGAACTTTCAAACGTACTTTGAAGTAAACCTTTTTATTAGGTTCATCAACTTCTGTGTAGACTTCGTACCTCTTCCAGAAATTCTCCTCGACCAACCTAAATGTAATATCATACTCTTCGTCATCTTTAAATGTCATTTTAGAAAGGACATCAGTGATCATCTCTTTTATTTGTTTCTTAATATTTTCAAATGACTCAGAAATTGTCTTATCTACATTCATATTTTAAAGCCATGCTTATTAAGAAATTTCTCTAAATCAGCTAAAATCTTCCACTTCTTCTTCTCGCTAATTCCTAATAGCTGGGCGCGGTTCTTCGGAGGAATATAAATTTGATGAGGAGTTTTACCATAGGTCTTAATCATCTCCTCGTATTTCTCAAGAATTTCATCGGAGGGATTAATACTCTCCATGATAAATTTTCGAGTAGGTTCATCCTGACTTTCTAACCACTTAAGAATAATCTTTTTAAGCTGGTTATATAGTGTAATATCAATAGCTGACTCTGTCTTTGGGAGCAACTCTCCGGCCAATAAACTCACTTGCTCTTGAATAAGACCATCTTTACTTAAGTTCTCGTCATCATTGTAAATTAATGCATTCTTACTATGCTGATTTCTTATGAAGAAGAATTTTTTCTTCGATTTTAATTCATTCAAGAGCATCACCTTAGTAAAAGAAAACGCTCCCTCTCTTCCACCAGAACAATTCCTGATTTTATCGAAGTTTTTTATTATCTTCTCAGATAGCTCCTGTTCGATGTCCTCTTGACTAAGAAATAATTTTAAGTACTTATCATTAGCGAGTTTCTTGATTAGAAATTTAAAATCTTCTATTTTAAGATCTTTATTTGAGTCCATTTTCGTCCTTTGCGGTAAAACCTTCCAACAAAGAACTTATCGGTGTTTATGTAAAAAACATTCGTGAAATAATGAATAATTATTACTTTAACCACTCTTTAGGTGGATTTACAAATAAACAGTCATTACTTTCTATTCTCTGGACCGGTGTTTGAGCGTACTCAATAACACGAGCTGGTCCACCTTCATGACCTATTCTTGTTACATTAATATTAGTATTAATTTTCCGTTTCTTAAATTCCTCAGAGAAGTCAACTAACATATAGGTATCTCCCGCTCCTCTAACTACTATACCGTGGAGTCGAGGATAATCTCTATACCCATTACTCATCATTACAGCTACTGTACAAATCACTTCTAACATATTAATAACCTCATTTCTTCCATATTTTTACATCACAAGTCCATTTTTCTTTATCTCTATATACAATATCAATGGGAAAATTCTTAGTCTCTTTCTTTTCCAAAATATCTAACTCAATATTATAGGCTTTTTGACCGAAATGCTGTAAATTGAGAAAATCTTTTCTAAGAGCTGATCCTGATAGCACACAGTGATCATCGTCTAACTCTTTTACTTTGAACTCAATACCACCACCCCAGCTGGTACCGAGAACAATATCCATCCGCAATGGACAAGTGATCCACGGATAAATTTGAGGCATCTTTACCTCGTAGAGATAAATTAGCCGTTTCATTACTTGAAATAATTCACCGGGATAGACATCATATTCTAATGAGTCATGGACAGTAGAGAGAAACAATGTTTTGTAGTGGTCGTCTCTAAGTCCGAACATTAAATGATTATTCGTTATCTCAATGATGTCGGATGCTGAAGATTGAATCGGATAATTTACACCACAATTCTTGGCGTGGTGGACTAGCTTTTTATCTCTAGAGAATGCATCTGGTACAGGAATAATCCTACCCATGGGGGTCAAGACATAGCCATTCTTAAGAACATCCCTATGTTGCTGAGCAATCCAGTCACGGAGCTTCGGACGACCGTCAAAGAAATAACTCAATAGTGCTTCTGCCTCTTCTGAAGTAATTCCTAATTCGGGCGCCATTGAATATGCTGTCTTACCGTAGGCAATACCAAAATTAATAGTCTTACCTGCACCCCGCTGTTCACTCGTTACTTCTTCAATCGGGACTTTTCTACCTAATCGGTATGTCGCGACCATTGCTCCTGTATCTACGTGAAGATCAATATCTCCCGCGTAGGCATCGATCATTGTCTCTTCTTTAGCAACACTCGCAATAATCCTAAGTTCTAGCTGGCTCGCGTCAGGCGCCAAGAATAATCCACCAATATCTCTCCATCGACTTGTACATACCCGCTTAAAGTCGCTCTTACTTGGAATTGAATGCCATCCAGAACTTAATCGTCCAGTAACTGTACCCGGTAAGAAGAACTCAGGCTTATATGAGTTACCAATCATATTATTTGGTAATCCATTAAGTCGACTATATAAAGTCGAGATCTCATTATGTTTAGATAGTGAAGTAATAAATTTGAACGCATCCGAATCTGCTGGACATTGAGTCTTCAACCAGTCTAATGCCTCTGCTGTTGTCTGAGGTTGTTTAATCTGTTTCTTGCCACCATCAGTCATAAAATTCTCTGATATTGGCAATCCGAAGTTATCTTTCCCGTAGATAATATTTCTGACCTCATTATGTGAAGTAGGAGAAAAACTCTGATCAAGCATTTCCTGCTCAGACATTTTCTTTCTGGTCCGTGGACTTGCATTATGTGCTTTAAATTCTTCAATTTTAACTTTAACTAGTTTCTGAACTACAGGAAGCTCTCGCATCTCAGCTTTATATTGAGCAATAGCAGTACCAAAGGCATTACGAATAAAATCGTACATTTCGATATCAATTTCAGTGCCCTTCTGCTCCGCCTCAGCAAATGGGATACTGGCGCGGACTATCTCTTCCAGAATATGCTCTGTACCAGGAACTATTCTTTCTTGATCAGATTGGTGTACTCTTAAGTTCCAGTAAGCGTCTAGTGCTGAATATTCTCCTAAAAGACCAGTAGGAATATTTCCGAAATGTCTATCTGCTACTGCGTGAAACTTACTAAGATATCCTTCGGCAATATGCTCCCAATCATCAGTCACATTAAATTGCCGACGGGCTCTCTCTTTCAATTTGAGACCGGATCTAAGACCATCTAGTTGGTGACCACTGATCAATGTGTCATTTTTAATCTTGACTCGGTAGATATCTAGTAAAAGTTCAATTAATAGAAATCCTAAGTCGAATTTAAGGTTGTGGCCTACGATAGCAGCATTATATAAGACCTCAAGAACGAGCTGTTGGATTTTGGCAGCTTGAGCTGGAGAAACAGTGAAAGGGATTGTGTACCTATCTTTAATTCTCTGAAATTGCTCTTCTAGATGATCCTCAATTTGTTTATTTAAAGATTCAAGCTCTGGTCTGGCTTCTTCAATATCTGCACCATCATGACCACCAGCCTCAATTTTCGCATAGATTTCTTCTCTTCGTTTAGCTAGTTCTTGAGGAGGCCTAACATTGAGAGCGGCGAGGGTGTTCTCTTTATGAAATTCATTATTTACGGAGAGAGGTATCGATACACCAATTGAATCGGCTTCGTGGGCAAATGAGTACATAATAGACTTCCCTTTATGTGGAGAGAAGTTATTAGTCTCAATATCGAAGATGGAGTAGTCAATCTTTCCAGATTTAACTAATTCCAAAAGATTTTTTAGATAAGCTACTGATTCATCCGGATTTAAGATTTTAATGCGATCTTTAATATCAGTATTGTCACCGTCAAAATTTAATGCTTTAACAAAAGTCTGCTTAAATCTTGTCATGAGATTAGGATTTTTCAATACGGCAATAGGACTGTAGTTTGGGATTAAATTGAAAGTCTTATTGAAGACTTTCAATTTCTTACCAATTCCAATTTCAGTAGTAATACCCTTAACATCCTCAACCAAAGATTCTAGTACGGTATTACCAAGAGTCACGATAGGAACCGACTCATCATGAGCCATCAACTCTTTAAGAAGAATATTTTTACAGTGATCAGTTTCCTCTTTTGATGGGACGCGATATCCGCGATCCTTAGTCACTGGGTCAGCATGAGGGTAACATTTGAGAAGTGTTGTGTAGTAGTAAACTACATCAAAAGCATCAGGTACTCCTAGTGCAGATTCAATTAATCTCTTAGCATCTTCGGATAAAAGATTTCCTTTATCATCAGCTGGGATGTCACCAATGATGATCAGCGAGGGATTGATAAAACCTGTGGTATTCCGCGCGAACGGCTTATCACAGGTCTTATATAGATTGCACTTATCACAAACAGGAAACTTCATTTAATTATGCAGCCTCAAGTACTAGTGTTACGCTACCATACTCGTCCAGTTGATTAAGCAGCTCAATACGTTGTACTTTATTTAATTTCAACTGATTCTTCAAGAAGTATGTGAGCGACTTCTCATTCAACATGTGAAGTCGGGTATCTGGAGTCTCGACTAAGAACCGATTATTGATTTGTGTGATTTTCATATTTTCCTCCCCTTTAAGAACTTATCGGTCGTTCCGTAAAAAACATTCGGGGTAGTGAGAATATTATTCACCAATTAATCTTTTAATTTCCTGTCTCCAGTTATCACCATAGCGCTCAATCATAAAATTAAGCTCGAATTTAGTAAGAGGAGTATTCTCTTTCGTCTTAAAAAGACAATCTTGAAGAGTTGCCCACACTGGTACTATTGGTTTGCGTTTTCTCTTTTTCATTGTTCCCCATTAAATGAAAAGATTTTTATACATATGATTTTCAGTTTCTTCTTCAAATTTTTGAAGAAGATCACGATACCTTCTGCTCATCATCAAATCTTTTAGATCTCGATCTGTCGCATACATCCAATGACGTCTCATAGAGACGTATCCGTTTTTAACTTTTGATTCTCCTACTGTCTTATTTATTGTAGGAGTAGGCTTCCGATTTATTCTACTGTTATTATAGAATAAGCACGCAATTAGAATTAAAGTTACTAGTGCAATTTGTTCCATTATTTAGTCCCCCTGCTTCTCCTTGAATAACGCCCGTGCAAGGTCTCGAGTAAGCGGAATTTTAACATTACTCTCTCCACGACGATTATCTCCTAGATATAATATTCCGTCCGGTTTATCATCAGCAAAATTGATAGAAGAAATTGACCATGCTCGATGAGCTTTACGAGCTGAGTGGGCTAAATGCTGTTTACGAATTAATTCAAATTTATTTGCTAATTCCCAAGACTCTCGATTAGGCTGGGCGAAAGTGAGAATTGGGCACTTAAAATAATCAGCTAGTTGAATTAAGTCTTTGTAGATCTCTCCAGCATCTCCGTACATATCATCATTAGATCCACGAACTGGTACCAAACAGTCATCGTAGTCTATAATAATTAATGACGGCTTAACATTATACTTACTCTTAATTCTGGAAATCCAAGATCGGATATGAAGAGTATTTGCAGTCCCTTCCGGCCAGTGTTTGACAAAAAGATTAGGCTTGTATTTTAGGAATGTCTTAATTTTGTCCTTATATTCCGGAGAGTGCATATTATTCAACTCTCCGTAAGTAAATCCTGTCAACCGACATGCATATTTAGTCGCAATTGCAATTTCACTAATTTCTAATGTTACGTGAAATACCGTGTGACCGGTCGCAATATTAAATGCACCAATATTACAACCTAGAGTTGATTTACCACTTTTAGGTGGAGCTTGAACTACATGGACCTCACCTGGAGCAAGACCACCCTCAAACGCTCTATCAAATTTATGAATACCGGTCTTAATCAGTTTATCAGGACTATAGATTTTACTTGATAATTCTTTTAGATTAATGATCCCTTCGAAATTTAGTCCCTCATCGATCCCTGATCCAACTGAAACAGCCTCATCAATTAATTTTAATCCCTTCTCGTAAGACCCATCAGGATCCTTTTCCAGCATATCTACGCAACTGATAATTGCGTTCTTATACTCCATTCGTCTAGCGAATTTAACAAAGGAGTCAATAATAGATTGTTCTGATTTAATGTAAATCTTGAATATCTCTTTTACCTCTTCGAATAGAAGTTGACTAACTTCAACTCCATACCCATGAGAAGTTACGTACTCTTCTATTTTAACAAAGAGCTGATCTTTCTCAAGCTCGGTCTCATAGGTAAGAATGTACTTGTAGATAATATCATAGATGATTTTAAGAGATTTGGTTTCAAGATACTCGGCCTTAACTAGTGCACCAAACTCAACAGCAAATCGTAAATTAGTACATAATAGTTTAAGAACAGTTCTCTGAAATTCGATTGAATATAAATATTCGGGGGGTTTATTATCTGACATCTTATTGCTTTGCTACGAAGTCCAACCATATTCCTAAGGTCTTAAATTCCATTTTCTGAAACTTACTTTTTACATAGTCAAAATTAGGTTTAGCTTCTACTACTGCTTTTGCTAGTGCCAAACCAGCCTCATCAGGCGTGATATGACATTTTGATAAATCCATTAACAAAAGATTTCTTTTAGCAATAGAAATATTCTCTTTTACTTTCTTAGCGATAGAGGAGTCATTGGAATTTGCCCACTCAATTAGTGATTCAATCGTAGGACTTTTCAACTGCTTAACAATTTTTAATGCAGCTGCCTCTCCTACTCCTTTGATCCCAGCAATATTATCTGAGTTATCACCTTGAAGAGATTTATATAAAATAAACTCTTCCGGATTAACCCCACAGTAAGAAATAAAATTATCTTTATTCCAATGTTCACCCTTCATAGCTCGAAATACTGATACCCCATAGTTAATCATTTGGAGATAGTCTTCGTCGTCAGAAATTGCTGTGACATGATGCCCATCATCAACTAAACCTTTAGCTAATCTAAAGATTACGTCATCCGCCTCTTCTCCTGCCATCCGAATTGTTGGTATCCCCATTTTAGGAAGAAGTTCTGGGAGAAGAGTAAACGTAGCATTGAAAGCCTCTTCTCTTCCAACATCTTTTACTTTATTTGGATCTTTGGGTTTATTTTTGTATTCAGGATAAAGCTGCTCACGCCATTTAGCGTGACCACCGTCAAATACGACGATAGGCTTACCAAACTCAAGGAAGTTGTGAAGCATCCTCAAGAATATGTATGATCCTCCAGATGGATACCCATCCGAAGTTGTCATATTCATACCTTTAAAAATGGCTCTTATAGCACAGTAGTTGCCATCTACTATGAAATAATTCATTTCTTAGGTTCTTCTTTTTTAGCTTCTTGTTTGGTCTCTTCCTTTTTAACTTCAGCTACTTTAGGAAGTTCAGGAAGAGTGTAATTGGGATCATCAAGACAACTATTCACAAAATTTACTTCATTGAATGCGTTTATTTTATTATCTTTACCTGCAACTAATCTACCCGAAGCAATATTAGTTTGAACGCATTTTATACGCGAGTTTTTACAATTGGCAAAATTAGGACCAAGCTGCTGCTGGCAAAACAGCATAATTGCTAGGAACGTCTCTGACCATGACATATGTTACCTCTTTTATTATAAAAGTTTTATTATTGAGATAAAATCCAATTTCATAATTTAAAACGCGGGGGCGGGTGCGCGGTAGGGTTTAAAAACTCCTCCACAGACCTACCAAGCCTCTTTAAAGTTGTTCTGGAGATCGTTTCGGATCGAGCCTTTTCAAAGAATTCCATGTAAACATTTTTTAGGTCATCAGGATCTTTTAATTTACCACGTTCATTGGTAATAAGCGGGAGATCAACCAGATGAACTTTAATATCTGCTGCTAGTAATTTTGATATAACTTTATTCTTCTCTTCAGAGGTAGTGTCAGCATCAAGAGATAGATAAACTAAGTTGGTCTTATTTTTTATCAGATTTACTTGGTAGTCAGTTATTGACTTTCCTAATAATGCGACTGCCGACACTCCAGTTATTCTCTCGGCTGAAATAGATGAGATAATTCCTTCACAAATAATGACTACATCTTTTACATTATTTATATTATACAGAATACTTGATTTACTTCCCTCTGAATTAATGTATCGCGGATTTCCACCATTATAAGTTCTACCAACTACATACACACACTCATTTGAGTTATTGTAAAATGGGAATAATATTCGGCCAACCCACTTCCTTATTTCTTTCTGCTTCTCTTCATCAAAATAGGGGATACCAACTCGAATATCATATTTCTTGATTTCACTATCTGTAAATCCACGAATTGTCAGATACTGATATGCAAACGGAGTATTATCTTTAGTCAGCTCCCAACTAATCTCATTCAGATCAATTTTATTGAACTTATTGCGTTTAAATACTTTATGTATTTTATTTCTGATATCCTGGAATGTGGACGATACACTACCAGATAGAAGAGCTAACTCTTTTAAATCAGTGAGTTTCCCACTAGTGCCACAGCGAAGACACTGATAAACCTTTTTTACTACATTAAATCCTAAATGATGTTTTTCGTCGACTTTCCCGACTTTATGAATGCAGAACGGGCAATTAGTGAA